AATAAGCGAAGGAGTGAAGATGGCAATACCGAGTCTGAAATACTATAAAGAGTCTGAAAATATTTTAAGTCCAGAATTTGGAACTACTGGTTCTGCGTGCTTTGACATATATTCACATTTTGATGATGGACACATATCTTTATGGTTAGATGATAAAGAAGCAAAACAAGCAAGACAAACTAAAAGAGATTCACAAGGCAATATATATGTACTAATATACCCACAAGAGCGTATGTTAGTTCCTACAGGACTGACTTTTGATATTCCAAAAGATCATTCTGTGAGAATTCATATAAGATCTAGTGTTGCATTAAGAGATGGATTATTGTTAGGAAATGGAGAAGGAGTAGTCGATAGTGATTATGTAGATCCATGTTATTTAATATTGTATAATGCAAATAACACCGCCAGACAAATTTTTAATAATACTAGATATGCTCAAGGAGAATTAATTAAAAATTATAAATATTCATTTACGGAAGTAAAAGAAGCACCAGGACAAAAAACTGAAAGAGAAGGCGGGTTTGGTTCAACAGATGTAAAATCTGAACCTTCTAAGGGTCCTTCTACAGGAACTTCTGGACTTGCGATATAAATAGATTATGAAAAAAGAATTTAAACTAACAGTTGAAGGATCTGGCACTTATGTTGCAGATTCATTTTTAGAATTAATCTGGATAGTTTTTAAACATCGCTGCGAGCATCTCTTAAAAAGAGAAGGTTGGCGCGACTGAGGTTGTCCATAGTGGAAACCTCATAAGAAGATACTCCCTAGTCCACGCTAGGATGGGGGGTTTAATTTTAACCTCGCTTTATAAGGAGGACATATGGTAACAACTAGCGCACTCGCGAATTTTCCATTCGCACGACCCCAAGATATAGAAAGAGCATTAAATGTTTCTGTCGGATTTGATGGAATATTTAATCGTTTATTTGATGATCTTGGTACAGTTCATCATTCAATCAATAGTGGTGGATTTCCCCCATACAATCTCAAAAAAGATGGATATAAGTATCTAATTGAAATGGCTGTAGCAGGCTTTTCAAAAGATGATATTTCCGTTCATGTTGAGAATGGTGTATTAACCGTTTCTTCTAATGAGAAACAAACTGTAAATGAATCCCATGAATTTGTACATCAAGGAATTGCAACAAGAACATTTAAACGTTCTTGGACAATTGCTGATGATGTTGAAATAAAAGATGCGGATCTTGTTGATGGTATGTTAACAATACATTTGGAGCAAATCATCCCTGATTACAAGAAACCACGTGAGATCCCAATCGGCGGAAAAGCAAGAAAAGCTATCAAAGGCTGATTATACAGTCGAGCCCATAGAAACAAGAGCAGCATTGGATATGGTGATAAAAAATCATTATCTTCATCGTGTTGCCCCATGTTCTAAGGCTTATGGTATCTTTGAAAAAGGTGGGTTCTTTGGAGGAACATTAAAGGGTGTTGTTTGCTACGGAGTTCCCGCCTATAATCCAATCCTCAAATCCCTTTGTGGTGCGGATGAAATGAATAATATCTATGAGTTGACAAGACTCTGGATAGACGATGCTGTACCTAAAAATGGAGAAAGTTTTCTTATCTCAAATTCAATTAAAAAATTGGATAAAGAGATTATAATATCTTATGCTGATTCATCAATGAACCATTTGGGCACAGTTTATCAATCATCAAATTGGTATTATATAGGAATGAACAAAAGACATACTTCAGACATTGCAATAAAGGGTTTAGATTTACATCCAGCAAGTATTACTGATAAATTTAGAGGACAAAAGAACAGAGTAGAAAAACTTATAGAAATGTTTGGAGAAGAAAATATATATAGAAGAGAGAGATCATTAAAGTTTAGATATGTTGTCTTTAATGCAAATAAAAGACGTAAAAAGGAACTAATGAAAAAATTAACTTATACTATTTTGCCATATCCAAAAGAAATTGAAAAAGGAGACAATGATGGAAGACTTACGACTAAGTAAGAATTTTCACTTAAATGAATTCATAAAAAGTGCTACAGCAGAAAGATTGGGAATTGATAATGCCCCTGCAACTACTGAACATTTAATTAATTTATCAGTACTTGCTCATGCAGTATTGCAACCAGTAAGAGAAGTTCACGGAGTTATTACTTTAAATTCTGGATATCGTTCACCAAAATTAAATAAAGCGGTAGGTGGAACCGCGACTAGTCAGCATTGTAATGGAGAAGCTGCTGATTTCGAAAGTTATCAAATTTCTAATCCAAAACTTGCTAAATGGATAGCAGATAATCTAGAATTTGATCAATTAATTCTTGAATTTTATAATGGTGTAGATCCTAATTCAGGATGGATTCATTGTTCTTATAAAAGAGATGGATCAAATCGAGGGAATTGTTTAACCGCCTTAAAGCAAAAGGGAAAAGTAAAATATGTTAAAGGACTCATGGGAATTTAAAAAAGTTGACAAACAGACATTATGGTGTTATAATATATTATGTACATTAAAAATACTCATGAAAAAATATAAATGAAATTTTATACAAATGTATCACAGTATGGAAACTTTGTTCTTGAGCGTGGTATTGAAAATGGAGAACCATTTAAAAATAAGATAGAATACGCTCCAACACTTTTTATCCCTTCAAAAGAAAAATCAAAATATAAAACTCTTAGTGGCCAATCAGTATCCAAAATGAAATTTGGAAACATTGCTGATGCCAAAGAGTTTATGAATAAGTATGATACTGTAGAAAATTTTGAAATCTACGGATATACTAGTTGGATGTATTGTTATCTTTCTGATGAATATCCTAAAACAATTACATATGATTTTAATCACATTAAGATAATGTATATTGATATTGAGGTTGCTTCTGAACATGGATTTCCAAAACCGGAAGAGGCAAAAGAAGAGATTACCGCAATATCAATGAAATGTGGAAAAGATTTTGTTGTAATTGGTTGTGGAGATTATAATAATACAAGAGAAGACATTAAGTATATTAAATGTGAATCAGAGGAGGAATTAATTCATGCGTTTATAGAACATTGGAAAAGAATATCTCCTGATATTATAACTGGATGGAATATTAAGTTTTTTGATATTCCTTATATTGTAAACAGAATTACAAAATTGTTCGGTGAAAAGTTTACCAGACAATTATCGCCTTGGAACTTTGTTAGAGAATCAAAAGTTATGGGTCTTGGAGGAAAATATCACCAGACATATAATTTAACTGGCATTTCAGTACTTGATTATTTGGATTTATATAAAAAATTTACCTTAGTTAATCAAGAATCTTATAGACTTGATCATATTGCTCATGTTGAATTAGGAGAAGCTAAATTAGATTATTCTGAATTTGATACGTTACATCAACTTTATAAACTCGATCATCAAAAGTTTATTAATTATAATATTAAAGATGTAGAATTGATTGAACAGATTGAGGAAAAAAAGAAATTAGTTGAGCAGGCTGTCGTTCTTGCTTATGATGGAAAAACAAATTATGATGATGTGTTTAAACAAGTAAGAATGTGGGATATTCTTACTTTTAATTATTTAAGACAAAAAGATATTGTTGTTCCACAAAAAGAAAGAAAATTTAAAGATCGTGCATATGCGGGAGCATATGTAAAAGATCCACAAATTGGAAGACATGATTGGGTTGTTTCTTTTGATTTAAATAGTTTGTATCCGCATCTTATTATGCAATATAATATTTCACCAGAAACTTTAATAACTGGTGATTTACCAGCAGATATTCAAAAATTAAAGAGTGAAATAACTGTTGAAAATTTATTAAATCGGAAATTAGATTCTTCTATTTTGAAAAAGTATAATTTGTGTATGGCGGCGAATGGACACTTTTTCAGAAGAGACATTCATGGGTTTCTTCCAGAAATGATGCAGAACATGTATGATGACCGTGTTCAGTATAAGAAACAAATGATAGATGCTTTAATAGAATATGAGAAAAATAAAACTAAATCCGTTTCTAATAGAGTAGATAAATTTAAAAATTTACAATCGGCGAAAAAGGTTTCACTTAACTCTGCATATGGAGCGTTAGGTAATCAATATTTTCGTTTTTATGATACTAGACAGGCGGAGGCGGTCACTAAATCTGGACAATTAACAATTCAATGGATTGAAAGAGATGTTAATAATTTTTTAAATAAACTATTAAAAACTGACAATGAGGATTATGTTATTGCCAGTGATACAGATTCAATTTATGTGGTTCTTGATAAATTGGTTAATAATGTATTTAAAGATGTAATTGACAAAGAAAAGGTTATTAATTTTCTTGATAAAGTATGTGAGGGTAAGATTCAGAAAGTGATTAATGAGTCATTTCAGAATTTATTTGAATATATGAATGCTTATGAACAGAAAATGTTTATGAAGCGCGAAGGACTTTCAGATAAAGGCATTTGGACATCTAAAAAAAGATATATGTTGAATGTTTATGATAATGAGGGTGTTCGCTACAAAGAACCTAAAATTAAAATGATGGGCATTGAGGCAGTTAAATCATCAACTCCTTCTGCGTGCCGTGATAAATTGAGAGATGCAATTAGCATTATTATGAATAAGGATGAATCAACGTTATTGGATTTCATTGAAGAGTTTAAAGGGAATTTTAAAAATCTTCCAATAGAAGAAATTTCTTTTCCAAGGTCAGTTCAAGGAGTTAATAAATATTATGATTCTAATCAACTTTATAAAAAAGGAACTCCACTTCATATTCGTGGAGCAATCATATATAATGATATGATTCACAAAAATAGTTTGGGAAGAAAATATCAAGTTATTCAAGAAGGTGAAAAAATTAAATATACCTATCTTAAAGTTCCAAATCCTACAACAGCTAATGTCATTGCTATGTTAAATACATTTCCTAAAGAATTTAAACTGGAAAAGTATATAGATTATGACTTACAATTTACTAAATCATTTCTTGATCCACTTAAAATCATTCTTGATACTATTGGATGGGAAACTGAAAGAAAATCAACATTAGAAAATTTTTTTTGATGAAAGGAAAAAATGAATATATTAAATAAAATGAAAGCTTGGTTTATTGGAAGTGGTTATACTCAAACCGCAAAAATACAAAAAAGAACTATAAATCATGAACCAATAGAAATTGAACCGGCTATTGATCGTTTAAATAACTCGATACGGATAGAATCTATGACTAAAAAACAACTTGAAGTATTTGCTCGTAAGGAGTTTAAGGTAGAATTGGATAGAAGACATAATAAAAAACGTCTTCTTAATCAAGTACGAAAATTAATTAAGGAAAAATAATTATGACATTTTTGAGTAAAGCAAAAAATATTGCAGATAATCCATATGCTTCAATTGCGGTTGAAGGAATAGATACTGCAGACATAGATGATTATGTGGATACAGGATGTTACACTTTAAATGCACTTTTATCAGGAGATATAAAAGGTGGATTGCCATCTAATAAGATTACCGCTATTGCGGGAGAAAGTTCAACAGGAAAAACCTTTTTCACACTTGGTATATGTAAACATTTTCTTGATAATAATATAGAAGGCAGTGTTATATATTTTGAAAGTGAATCTGCAGTAACAAAAGCGATGTTGGATGCCAGAGAAGTTCCTACTGATAGATTTTTAGTTATTCCTGTAACTACAGTTCAAGAATTTGCAAATCAATGTTCAAAAATCATAGCAGAATATGAAAAGGAATCAGTAAAAACACCATTGTTAATGTGTCTAGATTCTTTGGGTAATTTGTCAACTACTAAAGAAATGGAAGACACAACTAGTGGTTCTGACAAAAGAGATATGACAAGAGCACCTGCTTTAAAAGGAGCTTTTAGAGTTTTAACTTTGAGACTTGCAAGAGCGGGAGTTCCTATGATTGTAACAAATCATACTTATGATCAAATAGGGTCGATGTTTCCTACTAAAGAAATGGGTGGAGGATCTGGTTTAAAATATGCAGCATCAACTATATTATTTTTGTCAAAGAAAAAGGAAAAGGTTGGTAACGTAGTAGTTGGTAATATCATACATTGTAAAACACATAAATCTAGATTAACAAAAGAGAATAGAATAGTTGATGTTCTTTTAACATATGATAAAGGATTAGATAGATATTATGGACTACTTGACATTGCAGAAAAGTATGGTATAATAAAGAAGGTATCAAATAGATATGAATTTCCAGATGGAGGAAAACATTATGGAAAGGCGGTTTATGCAGATCCAGAAAAGTTTTTTACAGATGATATTATGGATGGTATAAATGCAGCTTGCAAAAAAGAATTTTTATATGGTCAGGTGGGAGTAGAAGAATTAAATGGATAGAGTTGAACATTTAATATTAAAAAATCTATTATATAATGAAACGTTTACTCGCAAAGTTATACCTTATCTCAAAAGTGTATTTTTTGAAGATAAAGGAGAAAAGGCACTTTTTGAAGAATTACATTCATTTATTTCGACCTATAATAATCTTCCAACAAAAGAAGCAATTTTAATCAATTTAAATGAAAGGACTGATATACATGAAGATGATTATAAAAGTTGTGTTAAACTTGTTGGATTTTTAGAAGAAAATAAAGGTGAAATATCTGATGAAGAATGGTTACTTAATACTACAGAAATATTTTGTCAAGATAAATCCATTTATAATGCTATTATGGAGAGTGTTCAAATCATTAGTCCTAATAGTAAAACTAAAGATGATAAGGGGAAGATACCAGAAATTCTCACAGATGCTTTAGGAGTAACATTTGATCCTCATATTGGACATGATTATATAGATGATAGTAACGATCGTTATGATTATTATCATAAAGTTGAGGAAAAGATTCCGTTTGATTTGGAATATTTTAATAAAATTACAAAGGGTGGATTACCAAGAAAGACATTAAATATTGCATTGGCAGGAACAGGTGTAGGTAAATCATTGTTTATGTGCCATGTTGCGGCTAATTGTTTAAATGAAAGTAGAAATGTATTGTATATTACATTAGAAATGGCAGAAGAAAAGATTGCAATGAGAATTGATGCGAATCTTTTAAATATTTCTATGGATGATATTACTGATTTACCAAAGGCTATTTTTGATCAGAAAGTTGCAAAACTGAAAAGTAAGGCTAAAGGAAAATTAATTATAAAAGAATATCCAACTGCCGCAGCTGGAACTCAACATTTTAGAAGTCTTCTAAATGAATTGGCTTTAAAGAGAGATTTTAAACCAGATATTATTTTTGTTGATTATTTAAATATATGTACTTCTGCTAGAATTAAGGCAGGAGCATATGTAAATTCTTATTCATATATTAAATCTATTGCGGAAGAATTGAGAGGTCTTGCCGTTGAATATAATGTTCCTATTGTTTCTGCTACACAAACCACGAGAAGTGGATTTACTTCTACAGATATTGGATTAGAAGATACGTCTGAATCTTTTGGTTTACCTGCCACGGCTGATTTCATGTTTGCCATAATATCTACCGAAGAGCTTGAAGAATTGGGTCAATTTTTAATTAAACAGTTAAAAAATAGATATAGCGATCCAATATATAATAAAAGATTTATGATTGGGGTGGATAGAAAGAAAATGAGATTATTTGATCTTGAGGAATCTGCTCAAACGGGCATTAATGATGTTGTTGACAGTAGTAAAAAGGTCAAAAAGACTGATGAATATGATGATGTTCCTTCCGCAGAGAATACTGAAAAAAAGAAAGACTTTGAGAAGTTTAATTTTAACTAAATATAGCAAATACCTATTACTATTACGGAGACTATTATGTGGTTTACTGAGAAATCAAAATTTGAAAATTTAAATAAAGCCGTTTTGCAGGTAGTTAATCCTTCCGCAAACCCACCTGACCCCCATGAAGAAGATGTTCAACCAGAAGTGACACCAGAAGAACAAAGAACTCCTGATGAAAATGCAGAAGTTTTACAAGAAACTGTAGATGAGAGTCTAGAATTACAAGTAAAGATGGCATTGTCTGATATAAATGTAGCCGGCGAATGGAAAAAAGGAAAGCTTCATGTTCCAGCAAAACATGTAGATAAAGTTGAAAAGCATTTAAGAAGTCAAGGAGTTAAAGATACTTTTCATATCATGGGTGAAGAAAATAAGTCAAACTTTGCTGATGCAATAGCGAAATTTAAGAAGAGGGGTGGGAAAGTGAATAAAATGCCAGATTCTCCTAATTATGGAAATTATGGTCATGGAATGTCTAAAAAGGATAAAGAAGATGCACAAAATGTTATAAAGTATCGAACTGATAAAGGATATGCACTAAAAAAATGAAAACATTTAAATCTTATCAGTTAACGGAACTTGAAGAAGGTTCATCAGATACAACAGATATGTATGCATTGATGGTGAAGGGGTTGAAATCTATGCCTGGTTCACCAAAACAAAAAGAGATCATCAAGCAGATAAATGTCATACGAAAAAGAATGGGTATGAAAT